ATCAAAGAAGATAGAAATGTTTTTACAATCAACGCCTCTAAAAAAGTTACCATATATAATTGTGGTGCTGAAGATTTACCTTGGGATGATATAAACAATATTGATTGTTCGTTTACATCACCACCATATTTTTCTACTGAAAGATATAATGAAGGTGGTGAAAAAGAAGAATTACAATCATGGGCAAAGTTTAACGAGTATGATAAATGGCGAGACGATTTCTTTTTACCTGTAAGTGAACAATGTATTAAGAAATCAAAACATACACTTATCAACATTATGGATCCTAAAATAAAAGGTAAAAGATATAGAACTGGTGATGAGATATGTGATAAGTATAAAGAGAAGTTTAAAGGTCAGATAGGCATGAGAATAATGCAAAGACCTAAAAGTGACAAATTATTCAAAGACGAACAAGAGAAAAAAGAATTTATGAATAATATATTCATAGAGAACATATGGTATTTTTCTAACGAAAATACTGATTTATTTAAAAAATCAACATTAGACGAATTTTTTGCTTGATTTAATGAGAGGAGTGTGATATAATGAAAGAACTATTAGAACAAATGAATAAACAAAATCTTATAGTTTCAGATTACAGTACAATGATAAAGATAATACAAGCGTCTTTACAAAGAGGAGCGATAAGAGCGGAAGAATGTACTACTGTTGGTCAATTGTATGACAAATTAATAAATATGATAGAAAAACAAAATAAGGAGAATGAGAATGCCAGACTTTCTGAAACAGATAATTAAAGATACAGGAAACGAATATGCCAGTTTAGTAAGTGAAGGTGTCGAAGCAGGTGATGTAGATACTTTTATTGATACTGGTTCTTATATGTTCAATGCTCTGTTATCTGGTAGTATTCATGGTGGTATTCCATCAAATAAAATTACTGCTGTTGCAGGTGAAAGTGCTACAGGTAAAACCTTCTTTGTACTTGGAATGTGTAAACACTTTTTAGATAACAATCCTGACGCTGGTGTTATATTTTTTGAAAGTGAAAGTGCATTGACAAAAAAATTAATTGAAGATAGAGGTATTGATAGTAGTAGAATGGTAATTAT